TCAGCTTCCGAAAATTGCCTCTATGTATCCGTCGGCTTTCTTTCGGATGTCCTGGGTGTAATGGATGTAAGTGTTGTAGACCGTCGCCGGGGTATCCCCAAGCACGGCGGCCACAAGGTTGATGTCCTGAGTCTCCGAAAGAAGGAGGGTGGCGAAGGTGTGCCGGAGGGAATGCATGTGCATGCCTGGTTTGAATTTTGAAATCGCCCGATTTAGGGAGTGCTTTTTCCGCTCGAGCTCCGGGAGAATTCTCCCGTCGATAGAGCGGGGACTGCTCTGATTCCACTTCTGCAGCGCGGCAGCCAGCCGGGCGGTAAGGTGCAATGTACGGTAGCCGTTGCGGCTTTTCGGCGGTTTGAACCCTTTGCTTCCGTCTTTCCGGGTGCCCCATTGTTTATTGACGGTGATGGTCCTTTTGAAAAAATCGATGTCGGCCCAGGTAAGGCCTGCAACTTCGGCAAAACGCATCCCGGTATTTAAGGAAATGAGCACGGCAAGTCGGAGCGTCGGATTTTCGATAGATTCCACCAGCCGGTTGGCTTCTTCTTTCGTAAATGCTTTTATTTTCTTTTCCCGCTTGTCCTTCTCTATGGCTACAGCAAGGACCGGGTTATCGAGGCGGATATGGTAAGTGCGTACGGCGTAAGAGAAAATTGTTTTTACTTTGGCCAGGGTTTGATTTCTGGTGCTTATTTCCAGCTTTCCGGCGAGCGCGTTGTAGGCGTTGATGACTTCCCCTTCAGTAATGTCATGAAGCGGCTTATCCGCGATTAACGGCACGCGGTCGATGGACTGGCGGTATAAGACGGCGGTCCCGTATTCGATAGAATTTTTCTTGTCTCGAAGAAAGATTTTTTCCGTGAAGTCTCTCAGGGTGATATCTGCGAGCTCCGGATAGGCTCCACTTTCTGCGTCCTTCCGGGCGGCGTCCAGTAAATCATCCTGGGCGGCGCGGGCTTCTTTCTTCGTTTTGAATCCCTGCCTTGATTTCTGACGCCATTTCCGGTTGACCTTGTAAGAGAGGATGAGGCAGATTCCACCGTTCTTTTCCCTGGTAGAAAAATGATATTCCATAAAAAATCAGCTCCTTTCTGCTGAAAGTGGGCTGATTTTAGAGTATAATTAAGTTGGTAATCAGCCCACAATGTGTTGTGCCAAAACATTAAAAGCGCGGATTACTGGCGCTCCTTATGTCGATAAGGGAGCGGTACGGCACCGCCTGATCTAGTCCATCAGGCGGTGTTTTTCTATTGGCTGAAACTAATCATGCCTTTTCAAGGCTTCGGATGAGAGTTCAAATATTATAATTCTGTGATATGTATTTAATGATTTCTTCGATACCCTCTAGATACCCCCTAGCATAGACTGCTTCCGGGCCTTCCGTTGTATTGTAATCAAAAGGGCGCCATGTCTGCCCTAAGTCTAATGAGTAATAAGCGACCTTGTAGTCTATATAAGGTGGGAGGGCATATTCTACTGAATCAAAGATAATCTTATATTCTCCGTACTTTGAAAATTTCCCGGGGTGGTAATACATAACAACTTTGGGGCTGTGCCTTTCATATATGACAGTTTTCCCGTTTTTTGTCATATAGTTCGCAGCGGTTTGCACTTGCCCCCAAAGAATATCATACCCACTGGTCCACATAAGCAAAGTGGGCGAGGTGCGGTCGAGGTAAATACCGGCATCATCATAAGCGTATAGGAGTATGCTTTTATCATCGTTATTCAAGCTCTTAGGATAGTCAACGGCTTCGGCATTGGTTACAGTCAAAAGAATGAATGCCATGAGGACCAGTAATATCTTTTTCATAGTGTTCACCATTCCAATCGCGCTTTCTCTATTTTCGCTTCATTACATTTAAAGGAATCTATTATTGAGAGATATAATCTAGTGCCGAATCTGCATCTAACAATATTTCGTCTATGTATATCGTCATCGTTGCGTCTGCTGTTTCATCATAAAAATCGTGAGCACCATACTCTTGAATGCGACCATATATATAATCTCCACGGCTTACATTAATCGGACGTACTGATATAAGAGAGCCGGCAGAATAGCTCCCACTACTATCGTAAATGATGATTTTATCGTCAGTGACTAACGCTATCACTCCTTCTGCCGCATAGGAAATGCTTGATAAAAGAGAAGCAAAGACGAAAATAACGGCTAATACGATTCTTCTAACCAAAAGCTTTTTCATAATGTTATCCTCCCTTTTCTCTGACTATCGGAGCGCCGAAAGCATTGAATAATTCATTTCATCCAGGCCAACTCTCTGGGGATGCCTACGACATGGCATAGGTTATATATTCCATGGCCTTTCACCTCACCACTTGTGACGGGATTCAACGACTTTCCCGATAATCCGCACCGGCAGAGCCTCTATCTGTTCATTGCTGTAGAAATGGGGCTGATACACTTCGACGTTGAAGCCGATGAGCATTATCCCAGCTTCTGTCTTTTTAATCTGCTTTACTGTGGCCTCATCTCCATTAACCAGGACAATGGCAGTATCTCCGCTGTCTACGTCCTCCTGCTTCCTGACAATAACTATATCCCCTTCGGTTAGCTTTGGTTCCATGCTGCGGCCCTTTATCTTCAAAGCGAAGAACTCACCGCTGGCCGCCATCTTGCGGGGGATTTCCTCATAATCTTCAATTTCTTCTATAGCCTCCAGCGGGATTCCGGCAACGACACGGCCCAGAACTGGGATGCGGACGCCTTGGTTATTGTTTTCGCTACCATTTCCGTCCATTAAGAAATCAATCGAAACATTTAGCGCTTTAGCAAAGGCGGCAACTTTCTTTTGCGTTAAATCATTTTCGCCGCTTTCTATTTTGGCTATTGTAGAGCGGGACTTATAGCCAAGCCTTTTAGCTAATTCTTCTTGCGATATTTGGGCCTTCATCCGAGCCTGCTTTATATTTTCTCCTAGCGCCATTTTCATTCACTCCTTTATCGTTCAAATCGCTGACTTTATTCTATATGTAATGTTCTGAAAAATCAACATTCGATTAATTTAATAAAACTATGTTGATTTTTCAGAACGGTAGTATTATAATCGAGACGTGATTAAAAATCACGGATAAAGCGATACTGAAAGGAGGTGAGATTTATGACTAATACGAAAATGTTAGAGGCAGCTATTGCACTCAGCGGGATTCCTAAAAACGTTATTGCTCAAAAAATAGGGATTTCTCGCTCCGCCTTTTTCAAGAAAATGCGGAATGAAAGCGAATTCAAAGCTACCGAAATAGTTAAACTGCAGGAACTCCTTGCGCTTACAACCGAAGAAAGAAACCGTATTTTTTTTGCAAAGTGTGGTGATTAATAATCACGATTACAATAGGAGAAACAACATGGACGATATTCAAATTTTTAATAGCAAAGAATTTGGAGAAGTACGAGCTCTTGAATTGAGTGGAACCCCATGGTTCGTGGGTAAAGATGTTGCTGGCGCCCTTGGCTATGCGAAACCTGAAAATGCCGTTGCCAATCACGTGGATGATGAGGACAAAACCAGTACCCTGATTCAGGGGAGTGGTTCCAACTATAAGAGCAAAGCAATCCTCATCAACGAATCCGGCCTCTATAGCTTAGTCCTCTCCAGTAAGCTTCCGTCAGCAAAGAAATTCAAGCGCTGGGTAACCGGAGAGGTGCTCCCAGCCATCCGCAGACACGGGGCCTATATGACTGAGGAGGCCCTGGAGAAGGCAATCACAGAACCGGACTTCCTGATCCGGCTGGCCACGCAGCTGAAGGAAGAGAAGGCGAAACGCTTAGAGGCGGAGAAGCAGGTAGAGGCCGCAAAGCCGAAAGTACTCTTTGCGGATGCCGTCTCTGCAAGCCACACCTCTATCCTGGTGGGAGAGTTGGCGAAGATTCTCCGTGGAAACGGTGTAGAAATTGGCCAGCGTCGCCTCTTCGCATGGCTTCGCGAGCATGGGTATCTCATTAAGCGCCAGGGTACCGATTACAACATGCCTACACAGATGGCCATGGAGCTGGGGCTGTTCGAGATTAAGGAAGGCTCTTATGTAAATGGAAGCGGCGCAAACATCATTACCAAGACCCCGAAAGTCACAGGAAGAGGTCAGACCTATTTCATCAACAAATTTCTTAGTGCTTAAGGAGGAGATTAAATTGGCCTGCAGAACATTTTCCACCGCTGAGGTGGCCACCCTCTTCGGGATTTCTCCTGATTCTGTCAGGAAGATGGAGCAGGATGGAATTCTGAGGCGGTTAAGGGTTCCGGGGATCCGCTACAGCCGGAGCGAGGTTTACGCCGTCCTTCGGGAAGGAGCGGAGACCTGCACTGTAGCATCCGTCCGGAGGCTGGAGGATGAAATCCGCCAGAAGGACGCAGAGATTGAGCGGCTCCGCGGTGCTCTCCGCACCATTGCGGAGGAAGCGCGGCGTCAGGGAGGAGGAATAGCATGAAAGAAAATATTGGAATCAGCCATAACGCAGTGAGAAGCGCAGCTCGCTTTGAACTTCTGAGAGACCTGGAGTATGCCCTCCGCGTTGCCACGTTCAATGATGACCTCACCCTCATCGACCACGGGGACAACGTAATCATTGACCACGGAAACGGCACCGCTCAGAAAGCTTGCGTGGAGTGTGACAGCATTCTGGAAATGGCGTACGACATCATGAAGGCCGCTCTCCATGGCGAGTACTTCGATTACGACCCCAGCAAGGAGGATGAGACCTATGAGGATTAGTAAGAAAATCATGGCCATGCTGGCCATTCCGGCGGCCATCGCTGCCGGTGCCTGGGCTTATGAGCCTCCGGCGGAGCTCATTGAGTACCGGGCCGAGGCGGAGCAGGGGGACACCATCTGGAGTCTCTGCGCCAAGGTGTCCAGTGATGAGGACTGCATGGAGGAGCTGGTGTACCGGACCATGCAGGAAAACCACATCAAGGATCCTGCGCACCTTCAGCCCGGGCAGCTGATTGTGATCCATGTGAAGCCTGTGAAGGGAGGTGAATAAGCATGAAAACATCTACGGACTGCGAAAAGTGCCAGTTTGAAAGCATCTGCCCCATGGCTGGCAAGCGCCAGCGCCTTGCTTTTGATGATGGTGGCCTTGGGCTTTGCCCCAAGCTCCCGGAGATGAAGATTCTGCGGTGCCGGAACTGCCTGTTTTGCCATAAGACTAAAAGCATGGGGGGCACAAGCAAATACGCCATGGAAAACGGACATCCGATTTACACCTGTGCGGCTATGAATTACAACCGCATGCATCCGGATGGAAAGCTCCCACGTACCACTCCGAGAGACTGCCCCATCAAGGAAGCGAAAAGAAAAGGCCTCTGACGTGTGCTAGACGTCAGAGGTCAAAGGGGTGGATGCGTTCATTCATTTTATCATCCGCCCTCATTTTACCACAGGAGGAAAGAATATGGCATACAGAGGCTGTGATTTGATTTTATCCTGCCATGAAGCAGAAACAGATCATCAGAAATGGTTACAGACCCGCAACGCGGGCATTGGAGGTAGTGACGCCTCCGTCATTGTAGGGCTGAACCCCTACAAGAGCCCATACCAGCTCTGGCTGGAAAAGACGGGCCAGGCAGAAGCGCCGGACCTGTCGGGAAACCAGTACATTTATTGGGGACATAAGAACGAGTCGAATATTGCCGACTGGTTCCAGGAAGACACAGGGAAGAAGGTGAGGAAGCTGGGCACCCTTCGGAGCCGGGCCCATCCGTTCATGATCGCCAATGTAGACCGGGCGGTGATGGGAGAAGAGGCGGGCCTTGAAATCAAGACCGCTGGAGTCTCCCAGGCTAAGAAGTGGAAAGGTGACGAAATCCCCGACGCCTATTATTGCCAGTGCCTTCATTATCTGGCAGTAACCGGCGCCGACCGGTGGTACATCGCAGTACTCATCGGCGGAAATGAGGCGCTCTACAAAACAGTGGAGCGCAATGAAGAAGACATCAAGGCTCTCATCCAGGCGGAGGCTGATTTCTGGCATCTGGTAGAAACGAATACCCCGCCCCCGGTGGACGGCTCCGCCAGCTGCGCGGCGGCCCTCTCGGAAAGATTCAAGGGCGGCGGTGAATCAATCCTGCTCCCCTCTGAGGCTGAAAGGGTTATTGAGTCTCTCGAGGCTGATAAGGCCATCCTGGATTCGCTCAAGAATCAGATTTCACTCAAAGAAAACAAGCTCAAGGAGCTCTTGGGAGATGCCGAGGAAGGCTCGACCGACCGCTTCCGGGTAATCTGGAAATCGACTTCGGGCCGCGCATCGGTGCCGCTGGCGAAGGTGAAAAAGAGTGCACCGGACATTTACCGGCTTCTCGAAGACAAGGGATTTATCTCTTACGGCAAGCCCACCCGCCGCTTCTCAATCAAAGCCAATGACTGA